TCGTCGCGCCGTTTGGCGATATGACGGTGAAATGCCATCAGCATTATTACATCACTACATTACCGGGCAGGCAGTGGCCAAAAATTGAGGCATTTATTACTTGGTTAAGAGAACAGGTAAAAACCACTTCATAATGAATAAGACCACGAGTTCCTGGTGTGCCTTATTCGGCATTGCTAGTGCGAATTTAATAATTTACGGTTTTTACGTGGTTTTAGGGATAAACACAAGAATGGTGTCCCTGCAGACATCTACTTGAGGCGGCAGGGGATTGATTGGAATGGTGTTTTTTAGATGTGAGAAATATTTTACCCGCTATTTTACCCATTGGCGCGGCTTAAGAGCTTATTTTTGAATTCACAATGGTCACGATATAACCATCTTGCTCGCCCGTGGATAACTTTGGCTTTTGGCAGGTCGCCGGACTTAATCCGGTCATAGATGAAGGTTTTACCGAAGCCAGTATCGGCCATGATGAATTTCAAATCAACCAGTGAATCAGGTTGTAGTTCGTGTTGCATGAGTGCTATCTCCGAATAGGGAATCGAACCTGCAAATCAGGCAATAAAAAACCGCCATCAGGCGGCTTGGTGTTCTTTCAGTTCTTCAATTCGAATATTAGTTACGTCTGCATGTGCTATCTGCGCCCACAGCATCCAGTGGTCATAGCAGTCGTTGATGTTCTCTGCTTCGATAACTCTGTTGAATGGCTCTCCATTCCATTCACCTGTGACTCGGAAGTGCATTTATCATCTCCATAAAACAAAACCCGCCGTAGCGAGTTCAGATAAAAGAAATCCCCGCGAGTGCGAGGATTATCATTCATTGTCGATATTCACCTTTATAGCGAACACCTTTACCGGTTTATCGCCGAAGTGCGGATGTGTGATTGTCTTGATTTCATATCCGTCATACGGGACGTCAATTCTGCGGCTGGAATCGTCGCGCTTCGGATATCCCTTTGTGATAATCAGGCGGTCATACTCGCGGAACATAATTCGCTTATTCCAGTAGTCATTACACAGGCGATACTCTTCCGTTTTCTCTCCGCGAATCATGGCATCGAAGTATTCACCTTTAACGGCAAGTTGCAGGTTAGCCACGACCTTCCTCCTTTGGCTTGTGAATTTGTATCGTCATGCCGCTTTGAGTGGTGACTACAACGACAGAACCAGGCTGAAGACTGTTAAGATTGAATGCTTCGTAAAACGAAGCCAAGGCCAGCGCTTTTTTATTCTTTCGGTTCCACCAACGCCATCCATTGCTACAGGCTACACTGACAATCCACTGTCCACTCCTGTAAGCCATATAAAACCAGATGAGCAAAACCTGAATGAATGCTATCCAGTCAATAATCGTATATTTCGCGAAGGAGACCATCAATTAACCTCCTGCGGCGGTTCCGGTAGAGGCATCCAGTACAAGGCGTTCCCTAACCACGATAAAGTGCCGTCGCTCAACTCCACGTATTCCCCTTGTACCTGTCCTGCCATATACTCGCCGTGCTTTGAATAAATTAAAATCCAATCATCTTGAGCGGGCATTCGCTCACTACAGCTTATCCAACCATCCGGAGTTACCGGATAGTTGCCCGACAGCTCGTTCAACTTGTAAGTTTGGCTTACAGGTTCGGCTTCCAGTTCTGCAATGCGCTTCTCTGCAGCTTCCAGCTCAACGCGCAGCTTCCCTACCGTTAGCGCAATTTCCTCGTTCTCCTGGTCGCGGCGTTTGATGTATTGCTGGTTTCTTTCCCGTTCATCCAGCAGCGCCAGCACGGTTTCTGGTCCGGTCAGAAATTTGAAGGCGTTGAGCGCATCAATATCCACACCGTAATCCTTAAGTTCCTGTTCACTTAACAAATCATCATCAACTGGCAACATTAACAGGCGTTCCATTGCCGGAATTGCACGTTCTGCCGCCTCACGCAGTGCCTGATAGTTAATTTTGGTCATATCACATCCCCCTGAAGCCGTTGCATTTACGTAAAAAATCGCAGATATAGCCCTTCATTTTTTCGTGCCAATCTCGATCATTCCCATTGCACCAACCATCAGGTGGAGTCCAGTTTTCTATCAGAGCAGCCATTTTCTTTGCTTTCGCCGGAGTAGCTGTTGCGGTATCGCAGTAATGACGAGTGTCAACCAACGTATCCATACCATCGATATCAAGTACGCAAAACCATGTGTGATTCGGCATTTCAACAGATGGTATTTGTTGCCCACGTCGACGTTTATCAATAAGACATACAGTCACTGGTTGCCTCCTTTGCGAAGCTGGGCAGCAAAGTCAACTAACCACTCAGTCATTTCAACCTTCCCTACCAGGTCTGAACCAGGGTGCATACAGCAATCACTCTGCGCCGCTTTGAAATCCTTATACTCATATTCTTGGGCCACCAGATTTTTTGCAGCTTCTATAGCAGCATCCACCCCCTGCGCCCGCACTTCAGCCAGAAAAGCATCGGTGGCTGGGGTTTCAGTAACATCATCTTCCCATTCGCTAAACTCCTCACGACAAAAGTCATTAAATTCCTTCTCAGATTGCTTAAGTGAGGTATTTTCAGCAGCCATCTTCGCGCATTTAGCCTCAAGGTTATCAATCGTGATTCCAGCAGAACTACACTCCCGCAACGCCGTTTCCAGTTTTGATTCAAGTTCACCGAACTTACGGACAAGGTATTCAGCGTTTGTTTCGTTAACCTTTAAATCACTTGGGATGCATTTACCTTTCAGAAAACCATCCATCTCAATTAGTGACATTTGTTTCATTTCTTCCCACTCCGCCACATCGCATTCAGATATTTGTTGTCATTAACAGAACCGAAACTCTTTCTCTTAAGCAAGTCCTCTCATGGTAAATTCCTCAGTCATTACTGATAGCGCCATAGCGTGAGCGGTAATTACGCAGGCGCGGGTCGATATATTCAGGGAAGTGGGTATATGTGGCTTTGCGGAATGGTCGGATTGATGTCTGGTAAATTCGCTCGCGTTCTTCTTTCTCTGCAAGCCATATACAGTGGCGAAATTCCTTTTCCTCTTTCGTTTCCTGCGGTAGAGACATTATTCGATCGTAGTTTTTTCTGAATTTATCCAGCACCTCCGATACGGAATTGCCGGAACAGCGGCGCGGGTCATCCGCACCATACAAAGGCGCTGGCATAATTAAATCCTTATTTTTCTAAATCAGAATGGGATGGAATCGTCGTATTCAGGATTATTTTGATGATTGCTACTTTGCTGCTGTTGGCTGTTTCCTGAAGTTGCAAATCCAATCTTTGCATTCAGTAATTCAAGAGTGATTGATTGACCATTTTGCCCCTGATAAACATCAACCCTGATGTTTTCTCCGGTAATTTCTACAATGCCTCCTTCAACCAGAACGCTACGATAGTAATCCGCTTGCGCTCCCGGCTTGGCAAATACAACGGCGCTGTAGTTTGTCCATTCTTTCTTTTTTGTCTGGCGATCGTAATACTGAACGCCAGCACGGATGTTGAATCCGATATTTTCCCCGCCCTGAAACTCTCTTGCGGGTTTGTTTAGTCTTACTGTAATCGAATGTGCCATTAAGCAGTTGCCCCTTCTAATTCGTCTCGTCTGATGTTGTAAACGTCCTGCGCTTTGTGCTGCTCCGGCGTCCCTTCGAGCATCTTCCACGCTTTGGCGAACGCCTGTTTAAGCTCTTCTACGGTGTTTTTCTGCATTGCTGCGTCAGTGAATGCTTTTAGAACCTGTTCAGGTGTAAGTGATGGTTTTGATTGCTTTGCTGCTGCGTTCTGCTGATGTTTATGCTCGTCTGTATCTGCATCTTTCGCATCATCAATGCCGAACAAACCATTGAGGCAATACTTGCGTGCATAAGAGCTTGTAGCTCCCGTAACTTGTGCAGAATCCATTCCTTTCTTGCTTTCTTCCTCTCGTGCAAGAGCGGTTGCCGTATGACTGTTTTCGCCATCGGTAATAGTTGCCGTGGCTTTCACGTAATACCGATCACCAATCAACACAACTTCATCGCTGATTGATAAAAACAGACCGTTCAGTAACGGCTTAACGCCTTCAAGAATATCTTCGCAGCTTCTGTATTTATATTTGCCGAATGAGTTGTACTGATTCTTTGGCGCGTTCAGATTCTCCTGAATAGCTGCCAGTCTTGCGTAAAATTCTTTGCTCATATGATTGCTCTCAGAATGGACACGGCCCAAGGAAATAACGCTGATTTAATACTTCGACTCGGGACAAATTAAGGCATACCCGCATTCCTTCGCGGTCACCATTATGGCGATACCAGAGAGCTTTCTGCGTGTACATGCGTCTCTGTAACTTGCTCTCCTTCACTGTGGTTGCAAGTGACATGAATATCTCCTTCGTTACCGATTAATTCTTTAATCTGACGAATGAATTCTTCGTCTGACCAGTTATCTGTAAAACTCATTTCCTGCGATACCACGGAAGGTTGATAGCTGATTTCATCGCTTTATTTGCTTCAAGCCACATTTTGGAATCACCAATAAATCTGGCTATTACTGCTTTGTTCTGTGCAGCACGAAGCATCTGGTGATTGATGGCTATTTCATTGCGCATAATAAGACCTCAACTCTTTTCCATCCGTCACGTAATTTACGGGTGATTCGTTCAAGTAAAGATTCATTTAGTTGGAAGGCACCCATGCGAGCGCCTCCCGCGATTGCGTAAATCATGGGTGGTTCCTTATGTTGGTTTTATTAGTAGGTTATTTTTGTTGCGAATACTTCGCCTTTTACGATGGCTGTTATGATATTTTTAGCAACATCTTCTGATGCGCCAACCTTGATAAGGTCAGCAAGTATTTTGTTATTTACTTCTTTCCGGTGAGCTTTATCCTTTGCTCTACGCTCTTCTTCGTCCTTGATTCTTTTTTCTTCTGCTATTCTGGCTTGCTCTTTTGCTTCAGCCTCGCGACGGATTCGTTCAGCCTCCTCCTGTGCTTTTCTGCGTTCTGCTTCAATTGCTGCCTGCTTTTCTCTTTCAGCTCGTTCTGCTGCCTCTTTTGCTTCGCGCTGTGCTCGTTGCTCGGCTTCAATGCGTTCACGCTCTGCACGTTCCGCTGCGGCCTTAGCTTCTGCTTCTCGCCTTGCTGCTGCTTCAATTTCGGCTTTTGCCTTTGCTTCGGCTTCTGCTCTGGCTTTCTCTTCAGCTTCTCTTTTTAATCGTTCTTCATGCTCTCGCTTTTCCTGCTCCGCTTTGAGTCTTGCCTCTTCTCTTTGGCGGTCAAATTCGCGATCCATCAAAATCGCTATTTCATGGTCAGACTCAATTTGCTTTGCGAGAGCTTCAGCTGCTGCCTTAGCTTCTTCTTCGGCTTTAATCCGCGCCTGATTCTTCCTCATAATCAGTAAGAGGCTGGCGCGCCTTGGCTTTCAGTTCATCAAGGCGATCGCGCACTGTCTTGCGGTTGGCATCAATTAGCTTTGGAATTTCCTTCAGTTCAGCAACAAGGTCTTTGCCAAGACCATCGAGATATGTTTTCGTCTGCGCAACTTTATACGCCAGAGAAGCGATCTCCTTTCTGCCCTTTGCCGTTGTGATATCAGGCACAAATGACATAACTTCACGTTCAACCTTTTGGAGAATTTCTTCAATCTGGTCGGCAGACTGAAATACAGTCATTGCATTTGCTTTTTCAATAACAACTAAATCTGTTACTTCACTCATATATCCTCCATCAAAAAAAATTGCCCTCACACTGGAGGGCAAAGAAGATTTCCAACAATCAGAACAAGTCGGCTCCTGTTTAGTTACGAGCGACATTGCTCCGTGTATTCACTCGTTGGAATGAATACACAGTGCAGTGTTTATTCTGTTGTTTATGCCAAAAATAAAGGCCGACTATGCGGCCTGAAATTACTTAACCAATGATGCTGCATATTCAATTAGGAATAACTTAGGTGCAAGCCAAATCTTCAACCATTCGAAATTGAAGGCAATAATTAAAACGCCAATAATTGAGCCAAATATAGGAGCAAATACAGTGCATATATCGTAATAAAACGAAGATATAAAATATCTATCGTTTGGACATCCATCTAAAGACGTCCATCTCTCGCCATTATTTCTTGCCGTTCTTGCAAAACTAGGAAGTTTCATTGCTGCAATTAAAAGCAACAACCCAGCCACTTGGAAAAGTGCGCTATGGACAAAACTCCATGTTAGCAACTGACGAACAACATCAGGAATCTGTGCCTGGCTAAATGAAACAGCCGCGTCTATTCCATTACTGGCTTTTTGCAGAAGTTCTACGAGAATCTTGTTTGCTTGTTCTTCCATATATCACCTTGATTGTAATAAGCATGAAATTATTTACGGACAAAAATAAAGGCCACCATCAGGCAGCCTTGTTATTCTGTTTACTAAGTTCTCTGGCAATCATTGCCGTCGTTCGTATTGCCCATTTATCGACATATTTCCCATCTTCCATTACAGGAAACATTTCTTCAGGCTTAACCATACATTCCGATTGCAGCTTGCATCCATTGCATCGCTTGAATTGTCCACACCATTGATTCTTATCAATAGTCGTAGTCATAAGGATAGTCCTGGTATTGTTCCATCACATCCTGCGGATGCTCTTCGAACTCTTCAAATTCTTCTTCCATATATCACCTCAAATAAGTGGTTTGCTTCCTAATTTCATTTTCTGGCGACCAACACAAGTCACCCCCATTTCACTGCGTGGCTTGCGGTAGTAAATACGATTCTGTTTACTCTCGACTTCTTCTGCCTTCTTGCAGCGAAGGCTTCCGAGTGATGCTGCTTTGTCTGCTCTGACGCAACCAGAGAGCTTTAGCGCAATCTTTCGCGCCAGTCGCTGTTCTTGCATTGCCTGTTCACGTTGAGCCTGTCTGCGTGCTCTGCGGCGATTTCTGGCGTTATCGTCAGCCAGATATGTAATGACTACTGTCATGTTGACCTCCGATGAAACAACTTTGGAATTTTTTTATTACAAAGTGGTTTCCTTCCCCGCCAATTAGACGGGGATGGAAGAGCATTTATGAGCCTTTATGGACTCTGCTCGATCAGTTCTATTTAATTAATCTCTCAATTGAATGTAAGTATTCACATAAATCCTCCTACCTCTTGTGCAGCTTTCTTGAATATGGTGGCGGCTGCATAACGCCTATGGAATTGACTTTGGCGGTGACGCGCCGGGTGCTTATCTTCCGGTTGCCGTCGTGCAGCTGCACTTCACGTCACCCCAAAGCCAACTACTCTTTGGTTCCCGCATTTCGGCGGGACAATCCCATCAATGTTAAAGAGCCTGCCAATCTTTTCCGTTTGGCTTCCAGCGTCCTGCTGATGGCTTAAATTTAAGATCTCTTTAATTAATGGTCAAGAGTATTTTTGAAGAAAACTTAAATTTTCTTTCGTAACTTAAGTTTAGCTTTGATTTTTAAAGGAAATAAAAAAAAAGGGGCGAATGCCCCCTTATGGAAGGTTTGCTAGTTTTGCATCGACAACTACGCCGATGATTTTGCAGTTTCCGTTGATCTCGATCATCGGATATTGTGGGTTAAGTGGTTTTAGAAACTTCCTGCCTGCATCAATAACTAACTTCTTGAAAGTTGCCTCGTTTTCTCCTTCGAGCTTTGCAACTACCAGTTTCCCGTTACGCGGCTCTACTTCAGGATCGACGAGTATTATCATTCCTTCAGGGATACTGAGACCGGCCGGAGCCGTCATTGAGTCTCCCTTCACGTCCAACCAAAACGAATCTTCTGAACAGTCTACGGTTGTATCGTACCAGTTATCTATTGCACGCTTATGATATGGTTCTACAGCTTCCATCCAGCATCCTGCGCTCACCCAGCTAATCAGAGGGTATGACCCTCTTGGATCATGCCTACTGTGATAGGCAATGTTTGAAAGACTTTCCTCTCCTTTCATCAGATAGTCAGGGGAACACTTCAACGCATTAGCCAGGGCGAGAAGATTCTCTCCATTTGGCTCTGTCTCAGAGCGTTCCCACTGAGATATGGCAACATTAGACACGCCGACCATCTTTCCAAGTGCGGCCTGCCTGATCTTGAGTTCTTTTCTCCGAGCGCGAATGCGCTCTCCCATCAATTGAGTTTTCATAGTTAAGACATCTTAAATAAACTTGACTTAAGATTCCTTTAGTGGATAATTTAAGTGTTCTTTAATTTCGGAGCGAGTCTATGTACAAGAAAGATGTTATCGACCACTTCGGAACCCAGCGTGCTGTAGCTAAAGCGTTAGGCATTAGCGACGCAGCAGTCTCTCAGTGGAAGGAAGTCATCCCAGAGAAAGACGCCTATCGACTGGAAGTCGTTACAGCTGGCGCCCTGAAGTATCAAGAAAGCGCTTACCGCAAAGCGGCATAAGCAAATTGCTCTTTAACAGTCATGGTCCTCATTCCCGCCGAAATGCGGGAATACAACGCGCATAAGTTGATGCGCATAACTTCTTATTTGTTAAGGAAATACTTACATATGGTTCGTGCAAACAAACGCAACGAGGCTCTAAGAATCGAGAGTGCGTTGCTTAACAAAATCGCAATGCTTGGAACTGAGAAGACAGCGGAAGCTGTGGGCGTTGATAAGTCGCAGATCAGCAGGTGGAAGAGGGACTGGATTCCAAAGTTCTCAATGCTGCTTGCTGTTCTTGAATGGGGTGTTGTCGACGACGACATGGCTCGATTGGCACGACAAGTTGCTTCGATTCTCACCAATAAAAAACGCCCGGCGGCAACCGAGCGTTCTGATCAAATACAAATGGAATTTTAACAACATCCAACGAGGTAATTATATGCGAAACAAAGGCTTTAATCCACCTGATACACACAAAGAAGCTAAGCGTTTGCGCTTCCTTCGTTCCATTGATGAAAGAACTCAAATCTCTTTTGTGAAAGTTGCCAGAACTGAGCTTCTGAAGGCTGAGGCGAGGGCGTTGCTCCCGTCTCTACCAAAAGAGGAGGGATATACGTTCATTCCAAACGCATTTCTGGAAAAGCTTCTCAAAGAAGACATATCCGTAAGTCAGTTTAACGATGTTCTTAAGGTCTTTCGTCAAGGCAGGTAGTTATGAGCAATACAGCAAAAATCTACGATTTCAGCGCCGCACACGAGCGCAGGAGCAACAGGATGGAGAACCAGAAAACTGGTTACATTCCGTTGTACCGGAGCATTCTGAAACAGTCATGGGCGAAAGATGTTTATCTTCGCACCCTGTGGGAAAACCTTCTCCTGAATGCCGCCAGAAAGCCATACAAAGCGAATTTCAAAGGTCATGAATGGCATCTGCAACCCGGTCAACTGGTTGTGACAGCAGCTGATTTAGGTCTTCAGTTATGCGACAGACATGGCAAGCCAGCAAGCCGTGATCAGGTTGAGCGGATGCTTCAGGTTTTTGTGAAAGAGGGGATGATCTCCATTGATGGAGAGAAGCAAAAAGGCCGTGTGATAACCATCACAAATTACCATGAATATGCTCAAAAAATGGACAATTTACCCGCACATGAAGCCGCACAAACAACCGCACATGATGCCGCACATGATGAAGCCAGCAATAGCGCGGCTTTCAGCGTACATGCCGCACATGAAAGCGCACATGAAGCCGCACAAACAACCGCACATCATGAACAAGAAGGTATTAACAAGAATATAAATAATACCCCCCTACCCCCCAATGGGGGAGGCGATGGGCAGGTTAAACCTGAACGTCGCAAGGCAGAACGAATCGACTACGAATCCTTCCTGAACGCCTACAACACCGAAGTCGGTGACAGACTGCCACACGCTGTTGCGGTCAACGAGAAACGAAAACGCCGCCTGAAGAAAATCATCCCGCAACTGAAAACGCCAAACGTGGACGGTTTCAGAGCGTATGTCAGGGCGTTTGTGCATCAGGCCAAGCCGTTTTACTTCGGAGACAACGACACGGGCTGGACGGCTGATTTTGATTACCTGCTGAGAGAAGACTCGTTAACGGGAGTTCGGGAAGGGAAGTTTGCAGACAGGGGGATTGCATGAGACAGGATATCGAAGCGAGCGTTATCGGTGGCCTGCTGATTGGTGGATTAACTCCAACCGCCAGTGACGTTCTTGCAACGCTGGAGCCGGAAGCGTTTTCAATTCCGCTCTACCGGAAAGCCTTCGAGGTTATTCGCAAGCAGGCGAGAAACAGAAACCTAATCGACGCGCTGATGGTTGCCGAGGCGTGCGGAGAGGAGCATTTCACCGCAATCCTGATGACCAGCAAAAACTGCCCGAGTGCCGCAAACCTGAAGGGATATGCCGGAATGGTCGCGGATAACTATCACCGCCGTCTGGTGCTGGAAATCATGGATGAAATGCGTGAACCAATTCAGAGCGGAACCATCGACGCATCGAGTCAGGCGATGGATGAGCTTGTAAAGCGTCTTTCAGCCATCAGAAAGCCCCGTGACGAGGTTAAACCTGTACGGTTAGGGGAAATCATTACTGACTACACTGACACGCTTGACAGGCGTCTGAGGAACGGAGAAGAGTCCGATACCCTGAAGACCGGAATCGAAGAACTTGATGCCATCACCGGAGGGATGAACGCAGAAGACCTGGTGATAATCGCTGCTCGTCCTGGTATGGGGAAAACCGAGCTGGCGCTGAAGATTGCCGAAGGCGTTGCAAGCCGCGTTATTCCTGGTTCTGACGTCCGGCGCGGGGTATTGATTTTCTCAATGGAAATGAGCGCATTGCAGATTGCAGAGCGAAGCATTGCCAACGCCGGGAGGATGTCGGTTAGCGTACTGCGAAATCCTGCATCGATGGATGACGAAGGCTGGGCGCGTGTTGCTAACGGCATGAGTCAGCTTGCAGATTTGGATGTATGGGTAGTCGATGCCTCGCGGTTATCGGTCGAAGAAATACGCTCAATCGCAGAACGACACAAACAGGAAAATCCAAACCTGTCACTCATCATGGCGGATTATCTTGGCCTGATTGAGAAGCCGAAAGCAGATCGCAACGACCTCGCAATTGCCCACATCTCAGGAAGCCTTAAGGCGATGGCGAAAGACCTGAAAACGCCTGTTATCTCCCTAAGTCAGCTTTCACGCGATGTTGAGAAGCGACCAAACAAACGCCCGACAAACGCAGATTTGCGTGATTCAGGAAGCATTGAACAGGACGCAGACTCAATCATCATGCTCTATCGGGAAGCGGTATATGACGAGAACAGTAGCGCCGCGCCATTTGCTGAAATCATTGTGACGAAAAACCGTTTTGGCTCACTTGGTACGGTTTACCAGCGGTTCTGCAACGGACACTTTGTTGCATGTGACCAGGATGAAGCCAGACAGATTTGCACAGCATCAAATGCGCCTGCTGCGCGTGGCAGACGATATGCACAAGGGGCGGACGTATGACCATCTACGTCACTGAGCTAATAACAGGGGCTATTTACACAGTAGCCCTTTTTTATTGGATTAAGAACGATGGTGATCCTGATGGACACCGTTAACGGAATGTGTTCAGACGCACCGCGTGCCAAAAAATGTAAATGCGGAAAATCACCGACAATATTCGACATGGAGAACGGGTGCCAAATCTACTGCGCTAACCACGCTGCTGTGGTGGCCGCGAATTATCGCAGTGCGGTAACGGAGTGGAATAACCTGAAATCTGTTAGAGAGGGAAGTCATGAAAAAACTAACCTTTGAAATTCGATCTCCAGCACATCAGCAAAACGCTATTCACGCAGTACAGCAAATCCTTCCAGACCCAACCAAACCAATCGTAGTAACCATTCAGGAACGCAACCGCAGCTTAGACCAAAACAGGAAGCTATGGGCCTGCTTAGGTGACGTCTCTCGTCAGGTTGAATGGCATGGTCGCTGGCTGGATGCAGAAAGCTGGAAGTGTGTGTTTACCGCAGCATTAAAGCAGCAGGATGTTGTTCCTAACCTTGCCGGGAATGGCTTTGTGGTAATAGGCCAGTCAACCAGCAGGATGCGTGTAAACGAATTTGCGGAGCTATTAGAGCTTATACAGGCATTCGGTACAGAGCGTGGCGTTAAGTGGTCAGACGAAGCGCGACTGGCTCTCGAATGGAAAGCGCGATGGGGAGACAGGGCGGCATGAGACGACAGCGACGAAGTATCACCGACATCATCTGCGAAAACTGCAAATACCTTCCAACGAAACGCTCCAGAAATAAACGCAAGCCAATCCCAAAAGAATCTGACGTAAAAACCTTCAACTACACGGCTCACCTGTGGGATATCCGGTGGCTAAGACATCGCGCGAGGAAATGACAATGGATTATTCACAGTTAAGTGATTTTGAAATTAACAAGCGAGTATTTAAAGCGATAGTGGGGGCAATACCATTAGGTTATCCGCACAACGCAGATGGACGGTCTGTCGGCAATGAATCAAATGGTAATTATCGATGGTACGACTACTGCAATAATCCTGAAGACGCAGAGCCGATTATCGTAGAGAACAGAATTGGCATTATTCCAGCGCCAGAAAATGGATTATGGAAGGCAGCGCATAGAAAAGTTGGCAGTGATAGCACCCCATATCATATGACTCAAGATGAAAACCAACTCCGCGCCGCCATGATTGTCTTTCTCATGATGCAGGACGCCAATAATGCTTAGCCCATCCCAATCCCTTCAATGCCAGAAAGAAAGCGTCGAGCGAGCTTTAACGTGCGCTAACTGCGGTCAGAAGCTGCATGTGCTGGAAGTTCACATGTGTGAGCACTGCTGCGCAGAACTGATGAGCGATCCGAATAGCTCAATGTACGAGGAAGAAGACGATGAATGAGTTAATGAATGGCAATGCCATCAAAATGACAAGCATTGAAATTGCTGAGTTGGTTGGTAAGCGTCATGACAATGTGAAACGTACCATCGAAACGCTGGCTAAAAATGGTGTTATCCGGCTTCCTCAAATTGAGGTTTCCGAAAGAATCAATAACTTAGGGTTCAATGTTCAGTACGAGCATTACGTCTTCGAGGGCGAACAAGGTAAGCGAGACAGTATTGTCGTTGTTGCCCAGTTGTCGCCAGAGTTCACCGCTCGCCTTGTTGACCGCTGGCGAGAGCTTGAAGAAGCTGCGGTTAATATCCCCAAAACGCTACCGGAAGCGTTGCGCCTTGCTGCCGATCTTGCTGAGCAGAAAATGCAACTGGAAAACCAGCTCGCAATTGTCGCACCTAAAGTTGAGTTTGCCGATCGCGTTGGCGAGGCCAGCGGAATTTTGATTGGAAACTTTGCAAAGGTTGTTGGTATTGGTCAAAACAAACTGTTTGCGTGGATGCGTGATCACAAAATCCTTATTGCTTCAGGTTCCCGGCGCAATGTGCCAATGCAGGAATATATGGATCGCGGCTATTTCACAGTGAAAGAAACAGCGGTCAACACAAATCACGGAATACAGATATCGTTCACCACAAAAATCACCGGGCGTGGTCAACAGTGGCTGACCAGAAAGCTGCTCGATAACGGAATGCTGAAAGTAACAGGGGAGGCTGCTTAATGGCTAACCTACGCAAAGAAGCGCGCGGAAGAGAATGTCAGGTACGTATTTACGGCGTATGCAATGGCAACCCTGAAACTACAGTTCTGGCACATTACCGGATGGCTGGAATTTGCGGAACGGGAATGAAGCCTGACGACCTGATCGGTGCATGGGCTTGTAGTGCGTGTCACGATGAAATCGACCGACGCACCCATAATCTCGACAACAAAGACGCCAGACTTTACCACCTCGAAGGCGTGATCAGAACGCAGGCGATACTGCTGAGGGAGGGGAAGATTAAGTCATGAACGAATATCAGTTTGTGCTTCCATACCCGCCGTCGGTGAATACCTACTGGCGAAGACGGGGAAGCCAATATTACATAAGCGATAAAGGCCAGAAATACCGAAAAGACGTTCAGCAAATCATCCGCCAACTCAAGTTAGACATTTTCACCAAATCACGACTCCGTATCAAAGTCATCGCAGACGTTCCAGACTCCCGCCGCCGCGACCTCGACAACATCCTGAAAGGTTTACTCGACTCCCTTATCCACGCCGGATTTGCGGAAGACGACGAGCAATTCGATGACATTCGCGTAATTCGTGGTGTGAAAGTACCAGGCGGACGGCTTGGAATAAAAATCACCGAACTGGAGAACGCATGAACGCCACAATTCAAACGATACCAGAGCTTCTTATCCAGACACGAGGCAATCAGACCGAAGTGGCGAGGATGCTTTCCTGCGCAAGAGGAACAGTGCTCAAGTACAACCGAGACAGCAAAGGCGAGCGTCACGTAATAGTTAACGGCGTCCTGATGGTCAAACAAGGCAAGAGGGGAAGACGATGAGCATAAGAGAACTAAACCTCACCAAAGAGCAGCACGAGTGGCTGAATGGCTGGCTTGAACTGTGGGGCGCATGGGTTTATTCAGGTCGTCTGGAAAAGCGCATGAGCAGCGTAATAGCGAAGTTCATGGAGAGCGTAGAGCCGGGAAGAATTATGACAAGGCCAATGTGTAATGATGATGATGGAATGTTGATTTCTCAGGTCGTTGATTCCGTCATGTACATTGACAAGAAAGCCTTTGGCATCCTCCTCAGCTACTACGCTCATGGTTCATCTAAGCGAGCAATTGCATCCTACTATCACGCGACTGCAAAGCCACGCAAGATGTGTGGACGTGGTGGCGAGGGATGGAGAAAACCTTCACTGGCAACCTGTAGAAACGAAATTGACGACATCCTGAAAGCGTCATTATTTGTTTTATACCAGCCAATGCAAAATGCTTTCAAAATGCGTAAACGTGTTGAGAAAGTTAAGCATGTTGCTGTTAAAAACCTTGACATGCAATTATCCATTTAGCCATAATTAGAAGGTAAGCTGCCGTTAGTGACTCTTAAGTTGCAACGGTGGCTTTTTTGTTTGCACAACAGGTAAGAGCATTGAACCCGCAGACCTCGCGGAATTGGTGAAAGGTGCCGCGCAGTACTCTTATCGTTGTGGTGAATACGCAGGCTGATGCGTTAATCAGGTGAACGAGACACCCGCCGGTCCGTGATATGGCACACCGTGCCGGTCATATCTGCCGCGGTTAGGTTTACGAGGATTTCGTAAAGCTGGTCTAGGGTGAAGCCGTGAAAGCGGAGGAAGTAAAACGAGGCGTCGGTACACGCCTATCGTCATTAAGTCGGAGTTCAGCACCGACCGCCACAACCCAACCTGAGCCGTAGCCACTGGCTATCCTGAATTCATCAGTGATAGTTATGCTGCGGCCTTCTACACATGACCTTCGTGAAAGCGGGTGGCATGAGGTTGCGCTAACAACCTCATGCCGTTTTGCCCGTGCATATCGGTCACGAACAAATCTGATTACTAAACACAGTAGCCTGGATTTGTTCTATCAGTAATCGACCTTATTCCTAATTAAATAGAGCAAATCCCCTTATTGGGGGTAAGACATGAAGATGCCAGAAAAACATGACCTGTTAGCCGCCATTCTCGCGGCAAAGGAACAAGGCATCGGGGCAATCCTTGCGTTTGCAATGGCGTACCTTCGCGGCAGATATAATGGCGGTGCGTTTACAAAAACAGTAATCGACGCAACGATGTGCGCCATTATCGCCTGGTTCATTCGTGACCTTCTCGACTTCGCCGGACTAAGTAGCAATCTCGCTTATATAACGAGCGTGTTCATCGGCTACATCGGTACTGACTCGATTGGTTCGCTTATCAAACGCTTCGCTGCTAAAAAAGCCGGAGTAGAAGATGGTGGAAATCAATAATCAACGTAAGGCGTTCCTCGATATGCTGGCGTGGTCAGAGGGAACTGATAACGGACGGCAGAAAACCAGAAATCATGGTTATGACGTCATTGTAGGCGGAGAGCTATTTACTGATTACTCCGATCACCCTCGCAAGCTTGTCACGCTAAACCCAAAACTCAAATCAACAGCCGCCGGACGCTACCAGCTTCTTTCCCGTTGGTGGGATGCCTACCGTAAGCAGCTTGGTCTGAAAGACTTCTCTCCGAAAAGTCAGGACGCTGTGGCATTGCAGCAGATTAAAGAGCGTGGCGCTTTACCGATGATTGACCGCGGTGATATTCGTCAGGCAATCGACCGTTGCAGCAATATCTGGGCTTCACTGCCGGGCGCTGGTTATGGTCAGTTCGAGCATAAGGCTGACAACCTGATTGCAAAATTCAAAGAGGCTGGCGGAACGGTCAGAGAGATTGAGGTATGAGCAGAGTCACCGCGATTATCTCCGCTCTGATTATTTGCATCATCGTCTGCCTGTCATGGGCTGTTAATCATTACCGTGATAATGCAATCGCCTACAAAGAGCAGCGCGATAAAGCCACATCCATCATCGCTGATATGCGGAAGCGTCAACGTGATGTAGCAGAACTCGACGCAAGATACACAAAGGAGCTTGCTGATGCTAACGCGACTATCGAAAGTCTCCGTGCTGATGTTTCTGCTGGGCGTAAGCGCCTGCAAGTCGCCGCCACCTGTGCAAAGTCAACGACCGGAGCCAGCAGCATGGGCGATGGAGAAAACCCAAGACTTACAGCAGATGCTGAACTCAATTATTACCGTCTCCGAAGTGGAATCGACAGGATAACCGCGCAGGTTAACTACCTGCAGGAGTACATCAGGACGCAATGCCTTCGATGATAGCGATAATTTTACTCATCATCCTTCACATCTGGCTCTGTAGACAGGGTGGTGATCACTTCTGGAGTGAATCCAGATTAAACATCTCATTGCTGATGCTTGATATTGAGCATCTGGCGCGCGGTAAGGGGCTGCGTTGAGATAAGAGCCAGTCATTACAAATACCAGGATTTAGCCTCGCATTCGCGGGGCTTTTTTATATCTGCAGTAAACCGCGCATCGCAGCGCGTAACAATCCCGAGTCTTTCAGAAAGCTGAGCCTGAGAACTGCCGTATATGGTGGCGACCATCTCGGGGCGGCTTTTCTGTGCGAACAGGCTCATCTTTCTAAAAGGTAAAGACGCAATGAACTACCCAACCGTTGTTAACGATATAGATTTCAGAGACCTAATTTTTGTAGCAAACAACGATCCGGTTACAGATTCTTTTATGGTGGCAAAAGCATTTGGAAAGCTGCCGAAGAACGTGGTTCGTGACATTGAACGAACCATAGAAGCTTGCCCTCCTGAGTTTGATACAAAGCTCAACTTTGAGCTTTGCTATAAAAACAATGAGTTACAGAATGGTAAGCCGCAAAAATTCTACCGTCTCCGCAAGGATGGGTTGATGCTTTTGGTTATGTCCTACACCAAAAAAGAAGCAATGCGTATCAAAATTGCTTACATCAACGCATTCAACTGGATGTACGCCATGCTTCAGGTTGGTCATCGTCAATTTGAAGAAGAGAGAAATGCCGTAATGCTGGAGTACATGAAAGAGAAGGATGTTGCCAGCATGTCAGGCCGCCTGCTTAATCGCTGGGGAAAAATTAAGAAGCCTCAGCTACTGGCGAGAATTGAACGCCTTGAACAGCACGGGCAAACCGTAATCCCCGGACTCACCAATTAACGGCAGTACAGCGAAACAACCCAAGCCAGAAAGTGGGGAAATAACACTGGCAGCCACTGAAAGATGAACCTCCTGCCTTATGGCAAAAAAGATTCTTTGTGGTGGCGGACTGATGGAAAGACATCGGTTATTGCAGAGACCATTCAATGAGTGGTCTCGACAATGGCTTATACCCTACACGGGATAACTTAACTGATATCCCTTTTAACGGATAAACGGAGCCAACAATGGCAGAGATTATTCCCATGACTGAAGAACAGAAATTCCAGTTAGAGATTTACAAGCTGGTCATGAACCAGAACGCAGCCGCAGAGGAAGCATTTCAGTTCATTGGCACTGACGAACTGAAGCTTGAGCTATTCAAAATTCACTTCCAGTCAGGCGGCGCTAATTCAGATATCACGACCCGCACTATCGAAGCGGTGCGTAAATCGAAGGAAGCGTTAGACCTGTTCACCACCGGAGCATAAACATGGCGCGCCCAACAAAGTATCAAGAGGCGTATGCCGAACAGGCACGCAAACTGTGCTTGCTGGGCTACACCGATGCAGAGCTTGCTGATTTCTTCGAAGTCAGTGAGTCAACTATTAACAAGTGGAAGCTTGATTATCCTGAGTTTTCGGAGTCCATAAAAAAGGGTAAGGCCGTCGCTGATGCAGAAGTTAGTGACCGTCTTTATCAACGCGCTATGGGCTTCGTGGCTCCAGACATCGATATTCGTGTTATTGAAAACAGAATTGTCGAAACTCCTCTTGAGAAGTATTACCCGCCTGATACAACAGCTGCCATCTTCTGGCTTAAGAACCGACAGAAGGATAAATGGCGCGACAAGGTTGATCACGAGCTAACAGGCAAAGACGGCGGCGCAATCCAGATTGAAACATCACCGATGAGTACTCTATTCGGAAAATGACCTCGATTAATCCTATCTTTGAACCGTTCATTGAGGCGCATCGCTACAAAGTCGCCAAAGGCGGTCGAGGTAGCGGTAAATCATGGGCAATTGCGAGACTGCTTGTTGAAGCGGCGCGTCGGCAGCCAGTGCGTATTCTCTGCGCTCGTGAACTGCAAAACAGTATCAGCGATTCGGTAATCCGGCTGCTTGAAGACACCATAGAGCGTGAAGGGTATACGGCTGAGTTTGAAATTCAGCGTTCCATGATTCGTCATCTCGGGACGAATGCTGAGTTCATGTTCTACGGCATCAAAAACAACCCGACGAAGATTAAATCGCTCGAAGGCATTGATATCTGCTGGGTGGAGGAAGCGGAAGCGGTAACGAAGGAATCATGGGATATCCTGATACCAACCATCCGCAAGCCATTTTCCGAAATATGGGTGAGCTTCAACCCGAAAAACATCCTCGACGATACCTATCAGCGATTCGTAGTAAACCCTCCCGATGATATTTGTCTGCTGACGGTGAACTACACCGACAACCCGCACTTTCCTGAAGTTCTCCGTCTGGAGATGGAAGAGTGTAAACGCAGAAACCCGACACTGTATCGTCACATCTGGCTTGGTGAGCCAGTAAGCGCAAGTGATATGGCAATCATCAAACGTGAATGGCTTGAAGCCGCAACCGATGCGCACAAGAAACTCGGATGGAAAGCGAAAGGCGCTGTTGTCTCTGCGCATGACCCATCAGATACAGGGCCAGATGCTAAAGGTTATGCATCGCGTCACGGTTCGGTAGTTAAGCGCATTGCCGAAGGTCTGCTGATGGACATCAACGAGGGTGCTGACTGGGCTACTTCGCTGGCGATTGAAGACGGCGCTGACCATTACCTGTGGGATGGCGATGGTGTCGGTGCAGGGCTACGCAGACAGACAACGGAAGCATTCTCCGGCAAGAAAATTACCGCCACGATGTTCAAGGGCAGCGAATCGCCATTCGATGAAGATGCTCCGTATCAGGCCGGAGCATGGGCTGATGAAGTCGTACAGGGTGACAACGTTCGCACTATTGGCGATGTATTCCGCAATAAGCGAGCGCAATTCTATTACGCGCTGGCTGACAGGCTGTATCTGACATATCGGGCGGTTGTCCACGGTGAGTATGCAGACCCCGACGACATGCTGAGCTTCGACAAAGAAGCGATAGGCGAGAAGATGCTGGAGAAACTGTTTGCAGAACTGACGCAGATTCAGCGCAAATTCAATAATAACGGGAAACTGGAGCTTATGACTAAGGTCGAAATGAAGCAGAAGCTCGGTATCCCATCTCCTAACCTGGCTGATGCGCTGATGATGTGTATGCATTGCCCGGAGTCGGCTGCGCAACCCGACTATTCCAGTTACTCAATTCCTTGTGGTGTAGGTTGATATGGCAGAAAAAAAGATGACTGACTGGCATCGCAAGGTGCTGTGCAACTTTGATAATGCCTGGTCAGCAACGCAGGATATGCGTGAGCAGATTATTGAGGCTCAACGTTTCGTCCGGGTATCCGGCGCACAGTGGGAAGGCAGCACAAACGCTGGTTACTCATTTGATGAAGGCAGGTTTGAGCATTACCCGCGCTTTGAACTGAATAAGATTGCCCGTGAATGTGATCGCATCATTGGCGAGTATCGACAGAATCGCATCAGCGTTAAATTCAGGCCGAAGGATGACAAGGCATCGGAAGCGTTAGCCAAAAAGATGAACGGCAAATTCCGCGCTGACTATCAGGAAACATCAGGTGGCGAAGCGTGTGATAACGCATTTGATGATGCTGTAACGGGCGGATTCGGTTGTTTCCGCATGTGTGCCGATTACGAAGATGAAATGGACCCAAGTAACGAGCAGCGACGCATCAGCCTTCTTCCTGTTTACGACCCAGCGACATGCGTCTTCTTCGATCAGGACAGCAAGCAATATGACCGTTCTGATGCTATGTGGGCTATGGAAATGTTCTCCATGACGCCTAAAGCGTTCGAGGCTGAATACCCTGATTCCATCGCGGCAGGCCTTTCTCGTGATGAGACTGGCACTCAATATGACTGGTCAACGCCAGATGCCATCTATGTTGGGCGCTACTACGAAGTTCGCATAGAGAAGGTGAAGCTCACGGCATGGCGCAACCCTGTTAGCGGAGAAACGGCAATCTATGATGAAGAGCAAATCAAAGATATTGTCGACGAGCTGACCGATGGTGCATTCGAACTGATTGGCGAGCGAACGGTGAAGAAACGCCGCGTTTATTGCGGCCTTCTGTCTGGCGCTGAATGGCTGGAAGAACCGAAGCGTATTCCGGGCGAACATATTCCTCTCATCCCGGTATATGGACGTCGCTCATTTGTTGATAATCAGGAACGAATCGAAGGCCACGCAGCAAAAGCGATGGATGCACAGCGTCTTGAGAACCTGATGGTTTCCATGATTGCAGATAACGCTACTCAGGCTGGCGGTGATGGCATTCCTGTAGTTGATGTTGACATGATTCCTGGTCCTCTCGCTACTCATTGGGCGGAGCGCAACAAAAAGCGCCCGGCGTTCCTGCCGATGGTCAGTCTGAAAAACAAAAACGGAGATATTACTGCGCAGGCTCAGGTCAGCAGTTATACGCCTCCGACACAAATGCCTCCAGCTCTTGCCGGGCTATTGCAGTACACCGGAACGGCTATTCAGCAAATTACAGGTGCGTCGCAGCTTGAGAACATGCCGAGCAACGTTGCTACCGATACCGTTGATAGCATCTTTAACCGGATGGATACGCAGTCCTATATCTACATGGACAACATGGCTAAATCCATGCGTCGCGCTGGCGTTGTGTGGCTTTCTATGGCTCGTGAAGTCTATGGCAGCGATACGCCGATGCGTATCGTTAATGAGGACGGCAGCGATGACGTGGCGCTGATGACTGGTGAAGTGGTTGACCGTCAGACAGGGCAGGTTATCGCGCTTAACGACCTTTCGCAGGGTAACTATGAAGTGACTGTCGATGTCGGTCAGTCGTTCGCTACTCGCCGTGACGCAACGGTTAAGTCGTTACTTTCCATGCTGGCACTTATCCCGCCCGGAACGCCGAAACACGACCTTGTATCGTCGATGATCCTCGACAATATGGACGGCGAAGGGATGGACGACCTTAAAGAATACAACCGCAATCAGTTGCTTCTGTCTGGAGTTATCAAGCCGAGAACGCCAGAAGAACAGCAGATGGTTGAGCAGGCGAAACAACAACAGGCCAGTCAGCCAGATCCGGCTATGGTTGCTGCGCAAGGTCAGCTTCTTGCTGGTCAGGCTGAATTGCAGAAAGCGCAGAACGAGCAGGCAGCCATTCAGGTTAAAGCATTCCAGGCACAGACTGATGCTCAGGTTGCAGCGGCAAATGTTGTGAAAATCCTCGCATCTGCCGATAGCCAGCAGAAATCTGATATCCGCGAGGCTCTGAAACTGCTCGGACAGTTCCAGCAACAGCAAGGAGACAATGCCCGTGCTGATGCAGAGCTTGTCCTGAAAAGTCAGGCACAGGGCCATGCGCAGCGCATGGACATCAGCAGCATCCTGCAAAAATCAACTCAGCAACAACCACAGCAGTAATTAACCCATAACGTGCAATGGCTGTCTTTATGAGGCCTGGCACCCTATTGCCTTCCGATGGGCTGAACATCGAGTAAACAGGGGTAACAAATGGACCAGATGGCAGAAAACACACCAGAAGTTGAAATCGAAACCGACGCGTCAGAGCAGATTCCTGATGATGTCGAACTGGCTGAAAAAGTCGAAACAGAAGATGGCAGTGAGTCCTCAGGCAATGATGCAGAGGAGGCTACTGAAACTGATGACGACGAATCAGAACAGGAATTCTACTTTGGTGACGAAAAGCTGGATTCGCCAACCAGCGAAGATGGCGCTGAGCATGGACTGGTAAAACACCTGCGCAAGACGATTAAAGAGAAAGACCGCGAGCTGAAAGAGCTGATGCGTCAGTCTCAGAAACCCGTCGAGCAGCAGCCGGTAATCACTCAACCACCGCGAATGCCAAAACTGGATGATGAGGACATCGGTTTCGATGAAGAAATCTACCAGCAACGCATGGCTAAGTGGGCAGAGGATAATGGCAAGTACCAGCAACAGGAGATGGCTAGCAAGCAGAAGGAGCAGGAGCTTCAGGCTGCCTATCAAGAGCGATTATCCAAATATCAGCAACGTGTTAAGGCTCTCAAAGTTCCTGGCTATCAGGAAGCTGAGCAGGCCGTACTCGAGGAAATCCCCATCGAGACACAAAACGCGATCCTGTTTGAGTCAGAGAAGCCGGAAATCGTTGTTCTGGCGCTTGGTCGCAACGCTGAACTGCGCAAGCAACTGGCAGAAGCTACCAACCCCGTAGCAATTGGTCGTCTGCTGGAACGTATCGAATCGAAGGCCAGAATCATGCCAAAAGCAAAAACCACGGCAGCCACAACCCCGACGGTTAAGGGGAGCAACGGCGCAGTAATCAACAACCTCGACAAATTGAAAGCCAAGGCGCTGGAAACTGGTGACTGGACGCCGTATTTCGCCGCTAAAAAGGCAAAAAAATAACCTATTGGAGCATTAAGCATGGCTAACCAATTAGCAAAAGACCTTGAAATCATGTTCGAAAACTACGTTGAAGGCTTTGAGGCCGCCTGCGTAGTTTCCCGTAACGCTAAAAAATTCCGTCCCGGTGATACAGCAATGCAGCGAGCAGGTGATGTTCTGTATCGTCCGCAGCATTACCACATGAATATTGAGGAAGGCCTCGACCTCAGCAGCAAAACGCCAACAGCACTGGTTCAGCGCCTTGTTCCTTCAGTGTTCAAGGAGCCGAAAAACATTCTGTACACTCTGGATGCGCGTGAAATGCGTGATCCGGAACATAAAACTGAAGCTGGTCGCGCCGCAGGTATGCGCCTTGCTGCACAGATTGACTCTGACCTGATTTCCATGGTCACGCAGCGTGCTACTAACGTGATCACGATGGCTGACTCAACCGCAGGTACACAGGGCCGTGATTTGTGGAACTGTGCGGCAGGTATTGATGCCACCATGACGGCGATTGGTGTACCTCAGGGTATCAACCGTCGCTCTTTCTGGAACCCCTTCAACTACAAAGACCTTGCTGGCGAGCTTGGTCACCGTGCCTATGCTCAGGGCGCAACCCTGACAGCATACGAAAAAGCGCAAATCCCTCCGGTTGCGTCCTTCGATAGCTACAAGACCGATATTTCTGGTCGATTACCGAAAGGAAGCACTGAATCCTTGACAGTATCAGGCCAACCTGAACACAAGGTTGAAGCGAAAGATTCAAATGGTATGCCAGTTGATAACCGACAGGGGACTATTACGGTATCTGCATCTGGCTTGCAGGTTGGTGATGCGTTCACCATTGCCGGTGTGAATTCCGTACACCAGATCACAAAAGATACCACCGGTCAACCGCAGGTATTCCGTGTTCTGGCTGTTAGCGGAACTACCGTAACAATTTCTCCAAAGATTCTCCCTGTTGAAAATACTGATGTTGCGAGTCGTCCATATGCAAACGTCGATGCCAAACCGGCAGAATCAGCAGCAATCACCATTCTCAACAAGAACGCAGCACCTGCTAACCTCTTCTGGGCTGATGGTTCTGTTGAGCTGATGTACGGCAAACTGGCATTCCCGACAGGTCAGGGTCCACAGGTAATGACAGCAACCACCGAGCAGGGCGCTACGCTGATCATGTCTTATGCCTTCGACCACATCAAAGGCGTAACCACTGCTCGTTTCACCACTCTGTACGGTTGCTCTGTACTTGTTCCTGAATATACGGGCATCGTTATTGCCGGGCAGTAATTTTGGTGGGGCTTCGGCCCCATTTTTATTGGGAGAAGACAATGGCACGAACAATGCTCTATAAGCCTGGCAACATGATCACCTGTGGTCAGTTTGCTGTCGATTACGTCATTGTTGATGACGAAGAAGTTAAATCTCACCTGAAAAAAGGTTGGGTAAAAACTCCTGAAGAAACCGCAACGAAGCAAAAAGTGGCTAAGGCGGAAGAAGATGGCGAAAACGAAGGGTGATCTCGTTCTAAAGGCTTTACGAAAAGCCGGGCTGTATTCCAATGCCACGTTGACAGATGCTGACCCTCAGGCAATTGAAGATGCCATTAATGACCTCGAAGACATGATGGCAGCATGGCAGGCTAAAGGTATCGAGCTTGGATATCAGTTTGCTGATACAGAAAACGGCATCATGCCGTTACCTGACGATGATTCAGGTATCCCTGCATGGGCAAATGATGGCGTCGCTTTGAAACTCGCTGTGCAAGTGTGCATGGATAACGTCATTCAGCCGTCAGACGCTCTCCTTACCGCTGCTGACAGTGCATATCAGACAATCTGTATCGCTTTAACCAAAATACCACCACTTGAGCGGCGAAATGACATGCCTCGCGGTAGTGGTAACAAAAGCGCGTTTACGTGGAATCGGTTTTACATCGAGAAAGATGATCCGAGTACGTGAGGTGAATAAATGCCGATTCAGCAACTTCCGCTTATGAAAGGTGTCGGCAAAGACTTTCGAAACGCCGACTATATCGACTATCTGCCAGTGAATATGTTGGCTACGCCCAAAGAAATCCTGAACAGCAGCGGATATCTTCGCTCATTCCCGGGCATTGCCAAACGTTCTGATGTGAATGGTATATCGCGCGGCGTCGAGTACAACATGGCGCAGAGTGCTGTTTATCGCGTGTGTGGCGGCAAGCTGTACAAAGGAGAAAGCGAAGTCGGTGACGTCGCCGGAAGTGGTCGCGTATCAATGGCGCATGGTCGAACATCACAGGCTGTAGGCGTTAATGGTCAACTGGTCGAGTATCGTTATGATGGCACGGTTAAAACCGTCTCAAACTGGCCTACAGACAGTGGATTCACGCAGTATGAGTTAGGTTCAGTTCGCGACATTACTCGCTTACGTGGGCGTTATGCGTGGTCAAAAGACGGAACTGATTCATGGTTTATCACTGACCTTGAAGACGAATCGCACCCTGACCGATACAGTGCACAATATCGCGCAGAATCGCAGCCGGACGGCATCATCGGTATCGGGACATGGCGAGACTTCATCGTCTGCTTTGGTTCATCGACTATTGAATATTTCTCCCTGACTGGCGCAACCACCGTTGGTGCTGCTTTGTATGTCGCACAGCCATCACTGATGGTGCAAAAAGGCATCGCCGGAACCTATTGCAAAACGCCATTCGCTGATTCCTATGCGTTCATCAGCAATCCGGCAACAGGTGCGCCGTCTGTATACATCATCGGTTCCGGGCAGGTGTCACCAATCGCCAGCGCGAGCATTGAGAAAATTCTTCGCTCCTACACTGCTGATGAACTGGCTGATGGTGTGATGGAGTCTCTGCGATTTGATGCGCATGAGCTGCTGATTATCCATCTTCCGCGCCATGTCCTCGTATACGACGCATCTTCAAGCGCCAATGCTCCGCAATGGTGTGTACTGAAAACAGGTCTGTATGACGATGTGTACCGCGCTATCGACTTCATTTACGAAGGCAATCAGATAACGTGCGGCGATAAGCTGGAGTCCGTGACCGGGAAATTGCAATTCGACATCAGCAGCCAGTACGACAAGCAACAGGAGCATCTGCTGTTTACTCCTCTGTTCAAAGCGGATAACGCCAGAGTTTTCGACCTTGAAGTTGAATCTTCAACTGGCGTTGCGCAGTACGCCGACCGCCTTTTTCTCTCTGCAACCACTGACGGCATCAATTACGGTCGTGAGCAGATGATTGAGCAGAATGAACCGTTTGTTTACGACAAACGCGTTTTGTGGAAGCGAGTCGGGCGCATCAGGAAAAATGTCGGCTTCAAATTGCGCGTTATCACGAAGTCACCTGTCACTCTGTCTGGCTGCCAGATAAGGATCGAGTAATGGCTGATTCGAATCTCAACACCCCTGTTATTGTGCAGGCGACGCGGCTCGATACATCAATCCTTCCACGCAATATATTCAGCCAGTCTTACCTGCTGTATGTCATTAATCAGGGGGCTGATGTCGGCGCAATTGCCGGGAAAGCAAATCAGGCTGGTCAGGGCGCTTACGATGCTCAGGTGAAAAACGATGAACAGGATGTCGAACTGGCTGACCACGATGCAAGAATCACCGCAAACACAAAAGCGATAAATCTCCTTGAGGTCAGGTTAACAACCGCCGAAGGGAAGATAGTTGTACTGCGTAGCGATGTTGATTACTTGCTGGATGAGGTTATCGATATTCAGGCGCATCTGGTCACTGTTGACCAAAGACTGGATGGCGTAGAAAGCGATATATCTGACATTAAGAGTGATTACGTATCGAAAACCGTAACAGAATCGCAGTCTCTTGCGTCACCGCTGGATGTAAAAACATCATATTCAGTTGATGGAATTCAGGTCGTTGGAGCAAGGCAGACCGGATGGACAGCGGCCACAGGCACACCACTTCTTGGCTCATTCAACGCTAACCAGTCATACACGGTCGGCACTACGTACACACAATCCGAAGTCGCAGCTATCGCTACAGGTTTGGAGCAGGCGCGGCAGCGTATTCTGGCGCTTGAAACAGCACTTAGATTACATGGGCTGATTGACTGATGATTACATTCAAACCAACGCGAAACATCGACCTGATCGAAGCAGTAGGAAATCACCCTGACATCATCGCCGGGAGCAACAACGGTGATGGATACGACTACAAACCTGATTGCCGTTACTTTGAGGTGAACGTGCACGGTCAGTTTGGCGGCATTGTTTACTATCAGGAGATTCAGCCGCTTACATTCGATTGCCACGCCATGTACCTGCCAGAGATTCGCGGCTTCAGCAAGGAAATAGGGCTGGCGTTCTGGCGATACATTCTGACCAACACCACCGTTCAGTGCGTCACATCATTTGCTGCACGCAAATTCCGCCACGGGCAGATGTACTGCGCAATGATTGGCCTTAAGCGTGTAGGAACCATCAAGAAATACTTCAAAGGCGTGGATGACGTGACGTTTTACAGCGCCACACGCGAAGAACTAATCGACTTCCTGAATCACGGGAGATAGCCATGTTATATGCATTTACGCTGGGCAGAAAACTGCGCGGCGAGGAACCTTATTACCCTGAAAAAGGCGGGAAAGGTGGCAGTTCTGATAAAAGCGCAAAGTATGCAGCAGAAGCTCAGAAGTATGCCGCAGACCTGCAAAATCAGCAGTTCAACACCATCATGAACAACCTGAAGCTGTTTACTCCTCTGGCTGGGAAGTATGTCGGCAGCCTTGAGAACTTATCGTCTCTGGAAGGGCAAGGTCAGGCACTTAACCAGTATTACAACTCTCAGCAGTATAAAGACCTTGCAGGTCAGGCTCGCTATCAGAGTCTGGCGGCAGCGGAAGCAACAGGTGGATTGGGTTCCACCGCAACCAGTAATCAGTTAGCAACAATCGCACCAACGCTTGGTCAGCAATGGCTATCTGGACAAATGAACAATTACAACAACCTGGCAAATATCGGTCTTGGCGCTCTTCAGGGGCAGGCAAACGCCGGGCAAACATATGCCAACAACATGAGTCAGATTTCACAGCAAAGCGCGGCTCTTGCAGCGGCAAACGCCAACCGACCGTCAGCATTGCGGCAGGGTGTTAGTGGTGCTGCATCCGGTGCGCTTTTGGGTGGTGGCATAGCCAGTGCTCTCGAGCTATCAACTCCGTGGGGTGCTGGTATCGGTGCTGGTCTTGGTCTGCTTGGCTCGTTGTTTTAAGGGGTAATCAATGGCTACGTGGCAACAGGGTATTAATTCTGGTGGTTTTCTGGCTGGAATTGGTGCGCAAAATGAGAATGCGCCAAAGGCAAGCGACATTAACGCAACGCTTGGTCTGATCCGCGAAAACAATGAACTGGCTCAATCAGGTGCAAATAACGTTGGTCTGACCGCGTTACGTGGTCTGGCTGGAGTTGCTGATATTTATAAGCAGGACCAGCAACAGAAAGCGATTAATGCGTTCAATAAGGTTCATGCTGATGCATGGGCTTCTGGTGATCCATCGGGACTATTTAAGTTTGCCAAGGAAAATCCAGCGTTTGTTGCGCAGGCACAACAGGCATTTTCCGGTCTTAATGAGCAGCAACGCAACGATATGGGCGATTTAGCCATGAGGGCTAACGTCGCTCTTTCTCAGGGACCGGAAGCCTACAGTAAATTCATTACTGACAACAAGGACAGGTTAAATCGCGTGGGGGCGAATGCTGATTGGATGATTCAGACAGGTATCCAGAATCCAGAGCAGCTATCACACATGCTGACTACTATGTCTCTCGGTGCGCTTGGACCAGAAAAGGCGTTTGCTGTTCAGGACAAGATGGTTGGTCGCCAGCAGGAGCAGCAAAGAATTAACGAAACCATTCGCAATAATGACATGACGAATGCGAGGGCTATTAGGGGGCAGGATCTTTCCTATAAGGCTCAAATGGCAAGACTGAATCACGACAAGTATGTGTTTAAGCAGTCACAGGCGGCCCTTGAAAGAGCAGGACAACTTCAGGATATGGATGTTTTGTCTCTTAACTCACAGATAGCAGCGACGGGAATTGATCCTCTAACCGGTAAAGCTGCAACGTCAGCCAGAATGTCTCAGGCTAAGAGATGGCTTGATGGCAACAATAATTACAACAATGCGTTGATTACTGGTGAGCGAGGGATAGAGAAAATAGATTCTTTGCTTGGTAAGAAGGAGCTTGAAGGTATCGGTCGCTTCGAAGGAAGAAATATAGATGGCTTCACAAGTGCTGAAGGGCTTGCAAACCGTAATGCGATAGAAGAATTAAAGTCGGGTGCGTTTGTCCAGAACGTGCAGATTATGCGAGGTATGGGGAGCCTCTCCAATGCTGAAGGCCAAAAACTGGAAAACCTGATCGCGAAACTCGATATAACACAGCCTGAAGAGGTCGTCAGAAAACAGTTATCTGAAATCCGATCGCAATATTCTGTATTTCAAAAGGTTGCAGCAAGGGAGGCTGAATCAATGGGATATAGTTCATCAGGTTATGACACATATGTTAGTGAGCGAAAATCAGGAAGCGACAGCAATAAGTCCGGTTTCTCGTCTTTATGGGGTGATTAATGGCTAAAGCATGGAAAGATGTTATCGCTTCTCCACAGTATCAGGCGTTAACTGAAGAACAGAAAGCACAGGCTCAAGCGCAATATTTTGATGAGGTTGTTGCCCCTAAGGCTGGTGACAAATGGGCTGAAGCAAGAGATCAGTTTTATGCAGCATACCCTCCGCCTCAGCAGCAGAAAGAAGAACCATCATTGATGCAACAAGCTGGTGATTGGCTCACAGGTGGTCAAAGTGCAGGGCAAATTGCAGAACAGGCTGGTCGTGGTCTGGTAAACATACCATTTGACGTATTGCAGGGTGGCGCAAGTCTGATTAATGCAATCAGCCAGGGGCTTGGCGGCCCCAAGGTTTTGGATGATGTTTATCGCCCTGCCGAGCGACCGACAGACCCTTACGCGCAAGCCGGTGAAACAATTGGTGGGTATCTCCTGCCAATTGGCACAGCGGCAAAAGCTGCTGGAGCGACAGCAAAGCTCGCTGGAGATATCGGTTCCGCCGGAAACATGATTGCAGGTTCTCTTGCTGATGCTGCAAATCAGGAGGGCGACTTTGCACAAAATGCTGCCATTAACGGTGGTATCAATATTGGTGCTCAAGGCGTTCTTTCAGGTGTCGGGCGCGTTATTGCGCCAAGGGTTTCACAGGCTCTTGGTGGTGCAGCACTGAATTCTGCTAATGATGTTTCTAGGATGGCAAAGTCAGGTGCTGGGCGTCAGTCAATTGCCAGTCAGGCCGCTAATGTGTCCGAAGATGTAGCAAAAGCGGCTGAGTCTGCTGGAATTGATATAAACGCATTAACACCAGGAATGCGATCTGGAAGTCGTGGAATTGCACAAGCCGAAGGCGCATTGGCATCAACACCAGGAATTGTTCAGGACGCCCATCAGGCAGCATTTAACGAAATATCATCAAAGTTAAGTCGAAACCTTGATGAATTTGGGGCCGCATCTGGAACGGCATCAGAAAAAAGTGCGGCTATAAAACAAAGGATTCTTCAAAATCTTGATCAGATGAAGGATGCCGAGCGCGCGGCATGGGATGACGTGCGGTCAACAATGCCAAATCAAAAAGCAAGAATGCTAAATGGTAATGCCGTTATTCAGGCAGAGCGATCTGCCGGCATACCGCTTACTCCTGAAATGAAACAGTTTGTTCAGGCAAACAATCAAGGTGGAGTAACATTTGACGGCATGAAAGCATGGAGAGCGAAATTTGCTGATGCGGAGCAAAAATATAAGCGTAGCGGAGAGGCAAATGCGGCAAGGAGAGCAGGGGAAATACGCCGGGCAATTACTGATGATATGCGCACAATGGCGGAAAACGGCGGATTTCTTGATGACTGGCAAAAAGCTAATGATCTGTCTAAAGCGAGGTTATCAGCACAAGAGAGTGCAGAGTCTGTTTTCGGGCGTGATTTGGCAACAGATGCACTGATTACGAATGGAGTAAAATCCCTTCAATCATCGTCAGCTAAAGGTCTTAATGGTCCTGCTGGATTCCATTCTATGATCCGCGCGCTGCCAGAATCAGAGCGTGTTCCTGCTATATCATCAATGTTGCAAGATGCTATTAGACTGGCCCCCTGAATCTCCAGACAACCAATATCACTTAAATAAGTGATAGTCTTAATACTAGTTTTTAGACTAGTCATTGGAGAACAGATGATTGA